TTCTACATCTTTATGCTCTCTTCCAAACTCATCATATTCTCCTGTTGCTCCTATGCTAAGCTCTGCTATGCTCACGCCTTCTAATGCAAGTTCCATATCAAGACTGTCAATTTGTTCTTGATAATCCCCAACCTGTGTGATTGCTTTAACAAGAGCATTGAGCATATCCGCACCGGCTTTGTCTTGTTGCTGTCTTCCAAAGAGCCGAATGTCTATCTCACGCTCTTTCTTAAAACCGAGTATGGCATTATTGTGTTTTGCGATGTTGTTCTCATACTGCTCAGGCTGTCCGCGATTTGCAAGTATGTTTTTCACAGTAACATCAAGCTGATCACCATTATAATACTCTCTTACTTTTTTTGAAAACTCTTTTGTTTTTTTAAAATGATTAGTGGACTCTCTAAGCCACTCTATTAAAAGAACTGTATCTTCAAACATTGAGAGTGTCTTTCTTTTTCTTTTTGTTTGGATTCAAATCAGAATAGGAAAAAGCATCATCAAGATTGTCCTGTGCTTTGTTTTGTTTTGCAAGTGCTAAAGCATCTTGTTTTTTTGCATAGTTAAACTGATCTTGTAAGAGCTTGTTTCTTTTTTTACTTGTTTTGTACTGTCCCCATGCACTTGCAAGTGAACCTACCCCTTGTAGTGCTAAAGCTGAATCTTTGTTATCCCATGCCATTATTAAATCCTTTGATAGTTTGATGTGATGTTTATTGGTCGCAGTTGTTGATTGCGTTTTAGATTATCAAGTTCATACTCATACAATTTTAAATAATGAGTAGAGAGGTTTCGCTCTTTTGTGTTGCGGGTAGGCTTTTCATGTATTTCACTCATAAACAGAAGTCGCAATGCTTTATACCAACTATTTGGAATAGCTACTTCACAATGAAGCGTTTTTATCTCTTCGTTATATCTGTAAACAACAACTGCATTCGTATCTCTTTGTAAAGCAGGATAAAACAGAAGTCTGTCATTGTCAAATGTATAAGTAAAATTTTTTGACTCTACATAAAAATGTCCTATGTCTGTGTACGCATATGAAATACCATCTATGCTTAAGCCTATGTTTTGTGTAGGAGCGTTTGCTAAGTAATATTCACTTGTACCCTTTGGTATAACAAAAGTTTCTTTTTTTATAAAAAAGGGTAGGGCGAACTGCAAAGCGATATAACTTCTTTGCAGCTTTACAAATAACTCTTCATCGCTCCAATGCGGAGACTTCTCTTGAAGCTCAACTCTGGTTTGAATGATAAAGTCATGTGCTCTCATAATTACTCACCGTCTCCAGATGCATCATCTGAATCTTTTGTTGCTTCATCTGAATCTTTTGTTGCTTCATCTGAATCTTTTGTTGCTTCATCTTCACTAATGATTTCCAAAGCAACAGTAAGCTCCTCTTTGAGCTTCTCATTTTCATCTTGAAGTTGTTCAACTATTTCTGCATTCTCTTTGTCTGCTTTTACAAACTCAATAGCATCAACAGAAACAAACTCGCCAAAGCCTTTATTGACAAGATTAAACGCAGTAACTTTGTCAACAATGACAATGTCGCCTTTTTTAAGCGTAGGTTTTGGTCTGGCTAAGGAGGTATTAAATACCTTAGCCTTAGTGCCAACATATTTGATAGCTTTGTACGGTTCATAATACACCTTTGCCATAACCTGCCTCCTAATATTCTTGTTTTGAAACAGGAAGTTTTGCGTACATTACTGTAACAGTAGCTTTACCTGTTGTAGCTACTCCGCCTGTAATATTAACAAGTACAGACATTGTATGGTTTGCTGTAAGTTGACGATTGTTAAAAGCAATACCTTTAACATCATCAACAATAGTTGCAGGAACAAAACGTGCTACATCGCCCTCAATACCAACACTAATGTTATTATTATTATTTGTTCCGTCTGTACCATTAAAGGCTTCATCCACTGTTACATTTGCACCAATAACTCTAAACCCTTCAGGAATACCCATAAAATCATAAGTCTTTCCAACATCACCGGCAACAACATCAAAACTGATGAAGCCGCTATCGCGAATCTCACGCTCTTTTCTTTTTACTGTAATAGCCATAATCTATCTCCTAGTTTCCAGTTGATGCAACTACGGCAATAACACCATAATCTTTACCATCAAAGATGCTATCCTCTAAGATACCATCATTAGCACTTGCACTGTATTTTGTTTTAGCAAGCCCAAACACGCGGTCAATACCTGCATTCATACGACGAGGATCATTTTTGTCTTCCCAATCATAATATGCAACGCCCTGATCAACAACAAGACTACAAGAACCTGCACCTGCTAACAAGTTAATCTCTGTAACTTGTCCATCTTTTCCAGTATATTGTCCAAGATCTGATTTTTTTACATTTCCAAATCCTACAAATTTACTTTTTGAAGTTAAAACACCAGACTGACGAGTAGTATCAGTTTTCACATCAAGTAAAAGTACACCATCCCAGAAACCTAATGCACCACTAAAAATAGGGTTTGTTTTCCCTCTCTCAAGGGCATCTCTTCTAGCAGCATCCCAGTTGGCATCATTTTTAATATGACGAGCCGAATTTGTTCCAACGAACATTACAAAGTATTCAACCTCTTCATAATAACCCATATTCTCATTTTGAGTCGTACGAACCGGTAAGAGTGGCGGTACTTCATTTCCGGCAGCATCTACACCAAGAAGAGCTCTTCTTTTTGCCTCTTCAACATCAGCAGTCGTAAGCACATCTGCTGTGGCAATGTTTGCAGTTGTAGTGTCTGTATGATGTCCACAAGCTACAATGTTTGTACAATCAGCACTCATCTGTGAAAAGAAGATTTTATCAAATTTCATTGTTCCCCAGTTAGCAAGAGAGTTTTTAGCACGAGACTTAAAAGTGTTTGCGTTTCTCTGATTTACAATAGGAAGTGTAGAAGGCACAGCGTGCTGAAATCTATCAACTTTTACAAATTGTTTAATCTTTTTCAGTTCTTCACCACTTGCTGAAAAATCAACGTTTCCAACAGCTCCACTCTCGACAAGAGCATCTTCAAGCTCTAAGCCAACCACATTTCCGAGTTCACATGTTTTAAGCACTGCTTTAACGATACTTGTAGTATCTGCTTCACTTGTTGCGATGAAAGGTTTTACCTTAGAACGCTTTGTTACCTCACGAGTAATCGTTTTACTGTAACCTATTTTTGTATCGGCATCAGATAAAAAATCTTGTGCTGACAATCCACCAAAAACACTCATAATATTTCCTTGTTTTGTTTTCAATGCCATAAAGACATTTTATTTTTTTGCCTACCCTAAACTAAGTACAGAAACAAAGCGACACTTAGGGAAGGCTTCTTTGCAACTGTACTTAGCTTAAAGTAGGACAAACCTACCTCAAGTTCTAAATTCCCAGGGCTTTTTTCAAGTCACCGTCTGCAACGGCTTCCATGCTAACCTCTACACCACGGTTCTCTTTTATCATCGTTTTTGCTTCTGCAAAACGCTCTTTATCTTTTATGATTGTCAAAAACTCTTTAATAGTACGAACATCATCCTCAATCTCCCACTCACTGCGTTTCTTCTTTTCACTTTTCTCTTCTACTGCTTTAACAACCGGTTCTTCTGGCATTACTTATTCCTTGTTTTAATTTTTAAAGACCTAAAGCCTCTTTAAGCTTCTCATCCTCGCCCATCAAATCGGCATCGGTGTCGTTGCTTTTTGTAGGTTCTTTACGAACATTGTTAACATTTGGAATATTTGGGGCTTTTACATCTTCAATTTTTGCAGGATGAAGTGAAAGGTATTGCTTGTAAGTATTTTCATACACATCTTCATAGCTTGAAGAGGATGAGAGTATTTTATTTTGTTGTGATTTACTAAGATCTTCATTGAAGTACTCTACCATTTTTTTATGGTCATAATCAGGATACTTTGTAGAAACAGAAACAATTGCATTTTGTCGTTCATAAACAGCCTCAAGTTCTTCTTTTTCTTTTTTTAACTCTTCTAAAGCTTCACTCTGAGAGTTTTTTTCTTCATACTCTCTTGCCTTTTCATTTACAAGTTTCATATAGGCGGATTTATCATCAAACTCTAGTTGTTGTTCTGCTTCACTAAGTTCGTTTTCAATGTTTGCAAAAAAAGCATCCATATTAACAGTTGATTTTTCAAGTTCTTCTATCTTTACATCAATCTTTGCAATATCTTTTTGAATAGAAATTTGCTCAGGTGTCACAACCTGCGTCTCAGTTATTTGCTTTTTCTCGACTTTTTCATCATCAGCTTTTTTCTCGTCTTTTTTTGGAGTATCTTCTTTTTCTTCATCCAATACTTTTTTATCGTCTTCTTCTACAATATCTTCTTTTGTTTCTCCAAGACCGAGCATATCTTCTAACTGATCCACAACTTCCTCATTTTTTTCATTTCCCATAACGTGTCCTTTACTTTTTTATTATGGGAAAATAGTAGCTACTTTTTTTTTATTAACTATACGCTCTAAATAGGAGGTTTGTATTTTATGAGTACATTGTAGGAGGAATAACACTGAAATTATTATCGCCTGCCATATTTCCAAGCATACGAAAAACTTCTGGGTTTGCAAACTCTACACCCATATCAGGTATTTTATTCGTATCTTCAAGACCTAAAAAGCGGACAGTATTCATATTTCCCATTACATTAAACATAACATCTCCTGCACGCGGAGCATCATACAAGCTCCCTCCTGCCATCCAAGAGTTAATGTCTCCACTTAAAAGAAGATTTGAAAACCCATTCGTGTCTTGACGAATAGTAGGATTAAATACACTCCCACCTGCATCAAAAGTTGGATCAACCATCCAGAAGAAATGTACATCCCATTCACCCTTACTTGCTTCGTTTTGCTTTGCTTTAGCAATTGCATATCTACTGTTATAATCATTAATAGCACTAGCATACTGCTTTTGAAACTCACCGAGCTGTGCCTGCAATGTTTCTATCTCTCTGGAATGGTCTGTATTGTCAATTCGTGAATAGTCTGATGATAAAGCATCTGCCATCTCAAGATCATTAATCTGCTCTTCTAAAGAAACAATATTTTGAGCTAATGCATCTATTCCAAGTGTTCCTGCTCCATACAGACCATTGTCATGTCCATCTGTGAGCATATTTAATTTTTGTTGTTTAACCTGACTGTTAAAATCTGTATTTGCTTTTAACTCATCTGAATATTCAATTGTTTGTAAATTTTTTACAAGATTTTCGAATTCAGTATATGCAGGATTATCAATGTAAGAATAAGTTTTTTTACCATATTCTTCAGTATATCCTGTTGCTACTTTTTTCGAATAAGGATTTATCGCATTTTTTGGATCACCAAATTGCTGTAATATATCATTTGATGAAAATGCACTATGAAATAAATTGCTATTTGTTTTATATCTAATTGTCCATGTACTTCCATCTAATTTTGTACTCCACCCAGAAAGTTTAGTATCTACTTGTTTAAAATTAGACCAATCTACTTGTGCTTGTGATTTGGCTGCATCAACATCAAGATGCGCTTGATATGCAGCTGGACTTGAATATCCATGATTACTACTGTTTATATTATTAAAGATATTAGTATCAACTGTATAGTCGACAGTTACAGAACCCCCGCCACTGCCACCACCGCCATAAACTAAATCACTCAAAACCTATGCCTTAATAATTGTCGTATCTGTAGGATTTGCGCTGACATCAACATTCAACCCTTTTACCATATTGAAAAATGCACTCCACATGTCCGAACTTATAACAAGCCCACCGGCTCCCATTGTACCTATCATATTCCCATAAGAATTGAGTGATTTTATCTTGTTGTTGTAGGTAACAGAAAGCCCAAGCTGTGTTCTTTGCTCATCAACAAAAGCAGTATCTTTTTGTAGCTTAAGCACTTGATTGTCAATAAGTATCTTTTGCGCAGCTTTGTTTTTCAAATCCTGCGCAGACTGTGCATCACGAACAGCAGTTGAGCTTGCAATGTCAAGTGCTTTTTTGGATTCGGTGTCTACTTGTTTCTGTATTAATGTAACTTGTTCATCAATACGAAGCTTTTCACTCTGTTTGTTCAGTAAATCCTGCGCAGACTGTGCATCACGAACAGCAGTTGAGCTTGCAATGTCAAGTGCTTTATTCGTTTCTGTAACTTTTTGTAAATCTAAAATTTCTATTCTTTTTAACACTTCCAATGCACCGATGCTCTCGCGCATTGCAGCAGCTATAATACTTGCACTTGCAGCAGCTATCTGTTCATCTTCCATTTGTGTCTCTTTTTGAAGAGATTTCAGATTATCAAGCCCTTTTGTTAAAAACTCGTCATATATTATACTGAGATCTGTTGTTGTAATTGCCATTATTTAACTCCTGCTGTTGTTTTAGTTGTATCTGTCTGAGTTCCACTTCCATCTTCTGTATCTGCAATTGTACTATCGACATAATCATGTGCATGTGTGCTATATTCTTCACTGCTAAGTGTTCCATCACTATTAAATACAATTGAAAATATTGCAGCAATAGTATCTATCTTCTGATTAATAAGTGCAATATCAGTATCATTAGAATCTATACGATCACTTAAATTTGAAATATCAGTATCATTGGAATCTATACGATCACTTAAATTTGAAATATCAGTATCATTAGAATCTATACGACCACTCAAAACTGCTATATCATTATCATTAGAGTCTATTCTGTCGCTTAAATCTCCAACTGTTGTGCTGTTGAGCTTATCTATAAGAGACTGCAGATAAGCAGCTTTCCCAATCGCAACTACCCCAAGATTTAATTTTGCATCAGTCATTTTTAACAACCTCACGTAATATGTCACTTAGCTCTCTTGCTCTTCTTGGAGAATCGCTTCTTGCCCACTTACTGTCAAGCATCTCTTCACTTGCCTTTTTAAATTCCCAATCTTCTAAATACCTCCATGTATTCTTAAATTTCAATACACCGCCAACACCCATTTGATACGACATCTCATACAAAACTTCTTGCACAGGATTAGGAAGAGAAACAATAAAAGGCTTTGCATCTTGAAGATGTTTTATCTTTTGCTTTAATCTATGCTCAAGTATCATTGAACACTCTTGTTTGGAAAGTGGCATCTTAGTACCATACCCTACAGTATCAAAACCAAGTGAATCTTTATATACATGATCCACAAACTCTTCATGCTCTTTTATGCTTTTTACAATAGTATCAATCATTTACAAATCTCCTCATTATGCTTCATCTCTACAATGCACTCAAGCATTGCACTTATTACTTCTGTATCAGTTCGCCTACTAAAAGTACAATTAGTATCAGGTATAATGCACTTAACAGGGACATTAACCCGATATGGTTTATCCACATACTTAATAGTTGGTTTTGTGCTACAATTTGTCATAGTCAATATGACGAATAGCATCAATAGTGTTTTTAATATCTTTACAATCATTACTTTTTACCTCCCTGATTTTAGTTATTATCTTATACTTAATACTAGGCGGCTTTGCTCTCCATTCTAATAACTTCTTTTTTGCTAAACTCTCGTTAATTCTTGCATCTTCTATTTCCTTGCTTTGAACATCTAAAATATTTTTATATCTCTCACTTTGTAGTTTGAGATTAGCTGCTTCCATATAGCTATCTTTTAGCGTATTTTGTAGATTGTCTATTTGTAGTTTTAGCAAATGAATATAAAAATATAAGCCTAATATTAAAGTAAAAACTATGCTACCTATAATCAAGTTTTTATATATATTTAATTGAGCAAACATTATTCTTCTACCTTAGTCTCAAAATGCGATTTAATTACAAAAGTTAATGCCCCAAATACTGAGCCATAAATAGCACTAGTAGCAATTTCTCCTATATCTTTAATCTTATTAGCATATTCAGGTTGTATTAGTTCATAAGCCAAATACATAAAATAACCCAATACAATATACCTTGCTAATAACTTGATATCATTTTTTTTCATTGTTGTTTCCTACCTACTGAGGTATAAGTAGAGATAGTATCGAGAAAATCGTCTAACTTTCCCTCCATTTTTTCTACTTTTTGATTTGTATTTTTTGCAACTAATTCTAGATTTTTTAAATGCAGCTCTAATTCCAACTTAGATACAAATTTCGCCTCTGCTTTTCCCATATCTAGGTGGGTAGCTGTGTTTTGTTCTAGCACCACAATACGCTCAACATTAGCGTCTGTTTTCTTAAACTGTGCATTAAGCTTTCTATCAAGCTCTTTAGAACTTGAACTACACAGAGCAGCATGGTCTTTCATATCTTCTTCAAGCCTTTCAACTCTACTTCTTAATACTGCGTATGTGCCTATAATTCCAACAATAGCTATGGCGACATTTACCATCCAACTCTCTAAATTCATATTAACTCTTTCATTGTTTTTTGTTTACCATAATTAAAGTATTTTTTACCAAACACTCTAACAGCCTTATAGTAGGTGTAAGCCCACGCTGAATAATATATACGCTTAAATCTACTAGCTTCATTTACTATGTCAAGCGTCATATACTTGTAAAAAGTTTTATCAGCCGTTTTTCTGTCTTCTTCCGTGCCGCCTCTCCAATAGCAGAAATCATGCTGATTGCAGGATGCGTGAAAAAGGAACTCAGGAGGATTAACAAACCCTCCTTTTGCCCCACATCCATTACAGATTCGCTTCTTTTGTTTAGGTGTTAAATCTCTATAATGTAACATTTTTACAGCCCTATTTTCTCTAGCATCATTTTTTGTGTAACTTGTTTGTCACTAAGTGCTTTTGCACTCAGTTGCATAAACTTGCTATTGTTATCAAGTATTGCAGTAGCGAGGTCATCAATAGTAATACCTTTCGCATCTGCTAAACTTTTTAGAAAAGGAGTATCGGCATTATTATCTGCTTTATATGCAAGTGCTTCCTCTTTTTGAATAGCCCAAGTCTCACGCTCTTCTTGTGGATATTTTGTCTTAATATCCTGTAATGCAAGCGCAAGGTTAGAAGAGACTACGTCTAAGATTCTTTTAACTTGTGAACTGCTTGAAACAAGTACTTTAAACTCATCTTGCGTAATATCTTCACAATTAATATCACTTACCTGTGCATCAACAAGGGCATTAATATCGTCTTCATTCTCCGCTTCAACACTAACGACATTAACACCAGTGAAATAATTTACTATCACAGTGTCGTCACCACCTCTAAACTCTAAAACAGTTGTATCAGTTTCAACCCTATCGAACTTTATGTATTTAAACATTCTTGACTCCTTTTTGGTAATAAATTAAAAATTTCAAATTCAATC